TTGTCGGATAAATGTATTGCTATCATAGACGAACTTATAGAGCTTCGAAAGGCTAAAGGGCTTACGCAAAGAGAATTAGCCAAAGCAACAAACCTCGCACAGCCTGCTATTGCTCGGCTTGAGCGCAAAGCAGCTATCCCTCAGCTTGACACGCTCCTTAAGGTTGCTGCCGCTCTGGATTATGAGCTTGAGCTTGTTCCCACTACCAGATAAGAATAGACAACCCGCTCCAGAGCTTATCACTCTTGAGCGGGTCTTTCTTTATGACTACATGATGTAGTATGTCCCCAATTTTTCTACCGTCATTCCACCATGCTATCCATCACACATCCGGAGCCTCTCCACGCAGCACCGTTCTGTTGCAGCGCACACGCTCTTCAAAAAGTATTTTCCAGACATTTTCAACTGCCCTCATTTTTATTGAAATTTACAGAATTTTGAAACGCAGCACTTTCATCGACAACTTTTATCGCATCATCCAAACAGGTCACAAAACATATAGAAACTTCAATAAAATCTCCATATACTTGGCCACGGTAACGCCAAGTCTAAATTTTTTTATAGCCTCGCCCATAGACACTGCTCCACTTCGCCTCTTCCCCATCATCCGGGCACCGGATCGGATGGTTCACACAGCACTATTGCACTCCCACGCTCCACAGCTCTCTAAAAGCATTTTCCAGTCACTCTCAACCACCCCTATTTTTATTGAAAATTTACAGTGTTTTGAAACACATTGCCTTCCAGCGACATCTTTTACTACTTCTACCCCATCGTTCCAAAAAAATATATGAATTTACTAGGAATTTAGGTGTACTTGGCCATGTTTTTCGATTTTCTTCAAAAAACTTCCGCAGAAAGTATTGACTTCTTATTTGGATCCGAGTATACTTAGGGCACCAAGGGAGGTTGAACAATGCCTGATAACACAGTAAGTCTAAAAAATAATGCTGAAAAATGTATCCTGATTGATGCCAGTTCTTTATTCCAGAATCGTTTGATGAACGCCCACTCTTTTGAACGGAAGTCACACGCAGCAAAGCCTGCGGCTTTATCCACTTCCTCAAAGAAGTCTGCAGACCCGATATATGACCCATATCTCATCAAGCAGATCTCTGAGTATCTTATCTCTGTCAATAAGCCTTGGGCTTACCGACTCAATGCCATCTGGTGTCTCGGCATCACCACAGGCTGCCGCATCAGTGCGTTGGTGCGCAAGGGCAAGAAAGGAAAAGCAAGTGATCCAGATGATGATTACACGCCTTTGTTCATTAGGGACATCATGGACACTCCGGATACCTTCAAGGAACGCATTACTCTCCACGAACGCAAGGTAAAAAAAATGTTTGGCCCAATTCTCACAAAGATGGCTACAGATGCCATTTCTCTGTATCTTTCTAAGTGCCGCAAAGGGTTCTCGTTGGACGAACCCCTGTTCATTGGACAGAAAAGTAAGACAGAAGCTATTGAGGAAGGCACAGTGAATCGCGACTTTGCCAGAGTAAAAAAAGCATTAAACATCCGTACGGCCTTTACCACGCACACTATGAGAAAAACATTTGCCCACTACGCAGCGCCTGTTATTTCGAAGCTTCGGCTTGAAGGAATCGTTTTTATCGATCCCCATACACTCGATATCATTCGTGTCAGCACATGCCATTACGACAACAGCCTGACAAAGCAATATGCTGGTTGGGATATCCCCACTTCTGACGCCGTTCGCAATGAGCTGTCGCACTTCTACGAAAACCCAAGCATCATACCGCAGGTGGAACGATTGTTGGCTCTTGCTTCTCAGCATAAATCCCATTTGAATTTCTCAAGGGAGGATTGATATTTTACCATTATTTCCCATTTCTAATTATCAGCCAATATTGAACAAAAAGTATTTATCAAAGGCCCTGATGGGCAGAAAGGACATCAAACAGAAAATGAATCAAACACAAACAGCTATGCAGATTTTTGAGTACCAAGGGAATGAGGTTCGTACGATCCAACACGGCGACGAAGTATGGTGGGTATTGAGGGATGTATGCCGGGTGCTCAGTCTAAGCAATCCTGCTAAGGTTGCACAGCGTCTGGACGAGGATGAAAAGGATATAACTCTGAGTTACACCCCTGGTGGATACCAAGAAATAACCATCGTCAACGAACCAGGTCTATATTCTGTTATCCTACGTTCGGATAAGCCGGAAGCAAAGACATTTAAACGTTGGGTAACGCATGAAGTTCTCCCCTCCATTCGAAAGACCGGAACATATAGCGTTGGACAGGAACTCACGGACGAGGAGAAAATGGCTCATGGCTTAATCGCAGCAAACGCAATTCTTCAAAGGCAGCTTGAAAAGAAAGCCATGAAAGATATTCCAATGATCGAGTTCATTACTGCTGTTGTTCATTCAAATTCGTCTCGTGATGCACATTAAACCTATCATACTTAGGAGGCAACAATCCATAAATGACCAATGCGCTTAATCTTATTCACACCGATCTTTTCCACGGCTCTCCCGTAAATATCTACGAAAACACCTCAAATGAAATATTTATGACTGCACGACAGCTCGCCACTTGTTTGGAATATTCGCGGAAGAGCCAATTCGAAAAGCTTTTATCACATCACCCAGAGTTAAGAGAAAATGAATTTTCACTTCTTGCAACCATTCCCGTTCCGCAGACCTTGGCATACTCAAAAGCGAAAGGCTTGTCACAACAAATATTTGTCAACCAACAGACACGCTTATTCAATGAAAACGGCATTTACGAAATATGCGCATTGTCGCGTAAACCCAGAGCTAGAGAATTGTATCATCACGTTAAACAGTTTTCATACATCTTGCATTCCGTTCAAGTTCAAGTGGCTACCACTCACCAGACACAACTTATGGCATTACAAAATCAACTTTCTTTTGCAGCCGCTTCTCTTTCTCAGATACATACCGATATAAAGCGTCTGCAGACAATAACGCAATATATCGCTGACGCCTTCACAGACACTTACGCCGAAGAACAAATGAGCTGCAGTTGAATCGTAGCAAGCAATCATCTCGCAGAATACAACTCGTTTGCTCCCCCTACTAAGCAATGTGTATGTGCTGTCAGGGGCGGCGTC